GTCTGAATGACTGAAATTAAGGTTCGCTACGGCACGCCAGACGATGTCCATAAGTTCATGGACCTCAGTTTCCTCTGCATTGAGGAAAACGGCCTCCTCGCGCCAAGCACGCGTAAGCTCTTGGGCGAGGTGTGGGGCAGCCTCAACCTCAACCACGGCTTGATTGGCGTGATCGAGGGCGAGAGCGGGATGCTTGAGGCCGGGATTCTTCTGCGTATCGATACCATGCCGTATAGCGACGAGAACATCCTGGCCGAGCGTGCGATCTTCGTTCACCCCGACTTCCGGTCAGCTAAAGGTGGCCGCGCCAGTCGCCTCTGCGAATTTGCCAAGAAAGCGGCGGACACTCTCGAAATGCCGTTGCTCATCGGGATTTTGAGCAGCAACCGGGCTGCGGGAAAAGTTAGACTCTACGAGCGCCACTTTGGGCCTGCTTCTGGCGGATACTGGCTTTATCGCGGCAAAACTGGTATGAAACAAAACGCGGCGGAATAAAGGAAACAGGCCGATCCTAAACCGGTCTGTCATCGGGAGGCTACCATCGGCGGCAAAACGTCTACCTCAACGCAAGGCGTAACCATACCGCCCTCGGTACTGGCGCAATATAACGCGGTCAACGCGAATGCGCAGCAAGTCGCGCAGACACCGTTTCAGCAGTATTCGACGGACCCGAATGCTTTCGTCGCGCCACTCAACGCAACCGAAAATGCCGCGACCGCCGGGACGAACCAGTACGCCAATGCGGCGCAGCCCGCTATCGGCGCGGGCGAGGCGCTAACCGCGGCTGGCGCTGGCCCGGTTGACCCGTCACAGTTGAACAGTTCGGCCATCAACCAGTACATGAACCCGTACACGCAGGACGTGACGGCGCAGGAGTCGGCGCTCCTGAATCAGCAGAACCAGACAGCGCAGTCCGGCCAGCTTGGCACCGCGATCAGCAGCGGCGCTTTCGGCGGCGACCGCTCGGGCGTGGCCGCGGCGAACCTTGCCGGCCAGCAATCGCTTGCCTACGGCAACGCTATGGCCCCCATTCTGCAGCAGGGCTACAATACCGCGCTGTCAACCGCTCAACAGCAACAGGGCGTCACTCTGGCGGCGCAGCAAGCCGACGCGGCGCGTCTATCGGCGGCCGGCCAGCAGATCGCCAACATCGGCACGCAGGGTCAGACCGCTGGCCTCGCCGGGGCGCAGGCGCAAATGGCGGCCGGGCAAGTCGGGCAGCAGACGACGCAAGCCGGGGATACCGCACTCTACAACCAATTTCTGCAACAGCAGAGCTACCCTTTCCAGACGGCGCAGTTCCTCGCGAACATCGCCGAAGGCACGGGCGCGCTATCCGGCCAGACGACCACGACCACGCAGCCGTCGAGCTTCTTTTCAGACCGCCGGCTCAAGGAAAACATCAAGAAAATCGGCACGGCCAAAAACGGCCTGCCAATCTACAGCTTCAACTATAAGGAAGACCCAGAGAAAATCAGCCGCCTCGGCTTCATGGCCGACGAGGTCGAGAAGAAGCACCCCGAGGCAGTCGGGCTGGCGGGCGGCTTCAAGACGGTCGACTACGAGAAGGCCGCGCGGCCCAAGCGCTACGCTGGCGGGTTGCTCGCGGATTCGACGGGCGGCCTGGTGACTGACGATTCGCGCGGCGGCTTTGACCAGGGCGGTTCGCCCGGCGACTGGACCGCTATCTTGCAACAGCATGAAGGTATGTATGGGCCGCAGGCCGGCGGCCTTTATGGCGGAAGCGCACAGGCGACGCCGGGAAAGCCGAGTTACGTTCCCAGCAGTTCGGTGCCCCAGCACCAGCCGCTCCACCCGGGAAACATCCCGGCGCTCCCGCAAAGCGGCCTCAAGCAGGCCATTGGCGACGCCACGCAGGCGGAAAATCTCTACAAAATGGGTACTGACCCCAAAGGTCTGGGTGCGGCTGTTTATAATAAGGCGACTAGCCCGACGACGCCCGATCCTGCGGTAGCCGCGCCCCCGGCTGCGGAACCGGACTGGAACTCCATGTCTGACAGCGCCATTGATTCAGCAGTTGACGCTGGTTATGCGCGCGGCGGCTTGGCCGATGGCGGCGACCCCGAGGGCCTGTATCAAGCTCCGGGCGCTGGTCTCAGCATCCCCAATGAGAACCAGACGGCGCAGAACCTCAGTGAGCAGAAGGCCGAGGCGCCCCAGTCGTCCGGCTCGTCAAGCAGCGGTAACGGTCTTGGCGACGCGCTGAAGCTGGCCGGGCTCGTACTGCCGTTCTTTGCGGACGGCGGCCTGGTGCGCCGCCGTCGCGAAGATGGCGGCCCGGTTGCCGAAGATTTGGAATTTGCCCGTGGCGGCCTTGCCGATGGCGGCGACCCCGATGCGGTGGCCGACCCGACCGGCGGCGCAACGCTTGACGCCTCGGACGGTGTGGGTTCGTCTGGCTTGGCGCCGTCAAAGATCGGCCTGGAGAAGTTGCGCGCCGCGCTGGAATCGCAGCCGATTGACACTCCGCAGCCGCCCCGTCGCCCCGAGGGGCTGGGGTTGGCTGCTGCTACTCCTGTCGAAGATACCCACGAGCAGATTGGGAATCCGGCGGCTGGCCTCGCGCCTGTGGCGGCGGCTCCGGCTGAGCAGGCTATCGCGCAAGCGGCGCCTTCGGCTGCGCCAGTGGCCGGCTTTGGTAACGCGCTCGGGTTCACGTTCCAACATGAAGGCGGTCTAAACCCGTCCGACACCAACGGCACGCCGTCAAACTTCGGCATTAACCAGGCCGCACACCCAGGTATTGACGTTACAAAGCTCAGCAAGGATCAAGCGGCCGGCATTTATAAAGATGAGTACTGGAACGCAATCGGGGGTGACAAGCTGCCCCCGGCACTCCAGACTATGGCGTTCGATACCGCTGTAATGTCAGGCCCCGGCAAAGCTAAAGAGTTACTTGCCGCGTCCGGCGGCGACCCCGATAAATTTATGCAGCTTCGGCAGGCTTTCCAAAACCATTTGCTGGCGTCGGACCCGGATAAATACGGGGGGTACGCCGGCGCATGGGCGCAGCGGAACAAAGACCTCATCGGCGGTGGCGGCGGCGGCGGTGATAATGCCGGAGCAGGACTCGCGGGCGGCATTCAGCGTTTTGCACAGAACGCCGGGCAGACAATATCTGACGCGGGCAGCGGCGCCGTAGACGCAGTCACGCAAGGCGGCCAGAAAGCCGGTAGCTGGTTTGACAGCAACCGAGGCTGGATGATCCCGCTTTTGACCGGTGTTGGAAACATGGCCTCCTCAAACAGTCGCTATCTTGGCTCGGCCATGTTGCAGGGCCTGGGAGCCGGGGCTGGCCAGTACGCCAAGGAACAGCAAGCTGAGGCGCAATTGGCGCAGACCAAAGCGCAGACTAAACTTACTGGCGCAACCGCTGGGCACACCAACGCTGTGACAGGCAGCCAGATTTTAGAGAACTACAAGAACCTGGGCTTTAAAGACCCGGGGACCGGCGAACCCGTTCAGATGCTTATCAACGGGAACGGCGTTCCCGAAAGAGTTTTGTACTCCGACTGGGTAAGGCGCAGCGCGGCGGGTGAAAAATTCGGCGCGGTCAACCCGTCGCAAGACTTAGGGTCTGGTCAAGCAGCACCTAATGCCAATGTTGCGCCCCCCGCAGCATCTAATGCCAATGTTGCGCCCCCCGCAGCTAACACCCCCGCACGGCCCGCAGTCGTCGCCCCCGCGTCAAGCGCCGCGCCCGTTTCCGCAAACCCCGGGCTGCATTATTCACCCGCCAATAATGAACTCGCTGCTGATGACCAAGTAGGAAACCTTTGGAAACATGAAGGCGGCAAGAAGGCAAGCGAGGAGTACGAAACAAACACTATCAATAACGCAAACGCCGCGAATAGCGCAACGCAAAATCTTCAGAAGCAAGCATCCGCTACCGCTGACGTTATCCGCGCGGGCGGCTTTGGCCAAATGGGGTCTGGGTTCGACTCGCGGCAGTACGCGCTTAACACCGCAAACACAGCGGCCTCTATCCTCGGCTTGGGGGGCAACTATTTCGGCGGTGACACAAGCGCGGCTGCGATTCAGCAGAAAATGGCTGTTTTGAACGCGGCTTCCGCGGCACACGGCAATAGCCAGAATGCGTATGCTGGTCTCGAACAGATGCTTTTGGCGCAGCCTGGCGGTAACATGCCTTCAGACGCGGCGGCTAGCATCACTGCGCAGATGCTTAGCGACCAGCAGCGGAGCAAAGATGCCCTAGACGACATGAAATTGTATGAGAAGGCTAGAGCTACCACGTACAGGAATGCGGGGACCGCGTTCAATAACGATAAGCCGCCTGCTGAATACGCGCGTGAACAAGGGATGCTCAAGGAAATGATCGCGTCCCCGTCGCCACTTTTCAAAACGCTCGTGTCAGGAAATGTTTCGCCAGACCAAATAAAGCAGTACTTCAAAGTGCACGCTGACAAGTTCCCACCTGGCTTTGAGCGCTACTTTTTGGGGGGCCACTAATGGCAACCGGCAACCCGCTTCTTGATGATCCTGCATTCAGCCCAGATGCTGTAATAGGGGGGCCAACTGCGCACCCCAGCGAAGGTAGCGGCAACCCATTATTGGACGATCCTGCTTTTGACCCGTCGCGGATAGCGGGTCCGCCAAAGGAAGCGGGTCCGCCAAAGGAAGCGGCCAGCGAAACCGCGCCCGCTTCCGCAGAGTCGTCAACAATCAAGAACTGGGAACCAGTTCCTACCAGCGACCTTTCTGCTGCGGACACCGCACGGCTTGCGGCGAAAAATTTTATCCCCTCCGCTGGGCGTGACATAGCAGGCGTCGGCCATGCTATCGCCCATCCTATCGAAACAGCTCAGGGGCTTATGGGCATTGGCAAAGGGCTGTACTCCAAAATGGAGGGCGCGGCTGGGGTCCAGCAGGACGCCGCCGAGAAGGCCAAGACAGAGGCATCGGTCAACGCTATCGGCGGTCAGCTTAGCAATCTCGCCACCGCACAGGGGGCTGCGCACAGCCTCGCAAATGACCCTTTCAGCTGGGTAGCCAATGCCGTGCCAGTCGGCGGCGCTGTTGTGGACGCTGCCCGCGGTGTCGGGATGCTAGGGGATGCTGGGAAGGCCGCAGATGCCGCAAAAGCAGCGGAAGCTGCGCAGGTAGCATCGACGTCTCCGAAAGCAGACGCGGCTATTCAAGCAGCCACGGAAGGCAAACTTGCCGCGTCCGATTTGCCGCAAAGTGCTCACCAGATAGTGGCGGATACTTTTGCGACAAAGGGCGTCAATCCTGCAGCGGCGAAAGAAGCGCTGATCAGGCACACCGCGGATATTGATGTCCCAACGAGTACGGTTCTCGGCAAGGCGCCAACTCCGGGGACCGAGGGCGCCGTCGCGTCGGAAATTGCGCGCGGTAACGCAAACATCGACAAGAAAATGGTTGACCTCGCGGGCGCGGAAGCTCCTAGCGATACTGGCCTTGTGCGGCCGCTTGAGGATAGCTTTATCCAAAGCTCCAACGGCGTTAATGACGCGTACCGCACAGCTTTCAGCCAAGAAGGCACGTTCAGCCCAGCGCTTAAGCTCTACATGGGTCGAAATATCAAGAATGCTGTCTCGTCGATTGGCGAAGGCGGCGTCGAAAATCTCACTGACTTACAAATGTCGCCTAACCTTCAGGCAACCGCGCAGGCTGTCACTTGGCTCCAAAAGAGGATGGCCTCGTTGCCGGCCACCGGCATGGACCTACCAACGATAGAAAATGTACGCCGCGGGCTCGGTTCCTTTTACCGCGGCGCAAGCGGAACTGACCGCAATGCGCTGGGTAAAGTCATCGACGGCTTTGACCAGGCGCTTCAGGATGCGGCGGCAAACCCGAAGAGTTTCAGCGGAAATGGGCAAGCGGTCGTGGATAACATGACAGCGGCACGGCAAGCCTTCAAGCAACACCGGGACACCTTTTTCAGCACCAAAGACCCCGCAGCCAAACCAATTGCCAAAGCAGTCAGCGTCTTATCAAAGGATCACGATGTTGATGAAGCTGGTCGGATTATTTCGCCAGCGTCTGACGCCCAAGCGCAGATGGCGCAATCTGGCCTCAGCAGCGCATTAATGGACCCCAAAACGGGGGGTGCGGTGCACGAATCACTCATGGACCTTTACGGCGAACCTAGCGGCGGCCCGACGTACCAAGCCCCCACCACGGCGGGGGGTGGCGCAACGAACAATTATGTCAAACAGTCAATACTGCGGAGTAAGGAAGACCCGCGCGGTATCGGGACCGTCATGCACAATAACCCGACTGCACTGCATGAAGCGCTCCGATCATCTGTTGCAGCGCGGGCCTTTCACCCGGAAGACCTCGCTCGTGCGAGGTTACTGAACACCGGTAGGCGGCTGCTAAACGCTAACCCCAAGACAGGGGGCAAGCTCAGCGGAACCGTCAAGCATGCCGCGATTTCCGCGCTATTCCGCTCAGGTGCGGCGGTTATAGGCCATGCGGTCGGCCACGTTCCGGGTGCGCTTGCGGGCTGGATGCTTGAGCCGCAGGTGGAAGACGTTCTTAATAAAGTGCGGTCATCCCACGCGCTCTCGGGCGCCCCGCTGGCAAAAGGCGTTATAAGACGCGGTTTAGAGGCTGCGGCGAAAGCGCCTGTTTCCGCCGCCAAGTATTCCGTGCGTGCCGTCCCACAGGATGCCGCGCATTTGGCGCGCTCCGACGCGCAAGCACGGGCGGGCCACGCGCGCGGCGGCTCAGTAAAAACTGGCCACCAGCATCTTGTTGACCATTTGATGCGCGAGGTCGAGAAAGCCAAGCGAGCGGAGAAAGGGCATACATCTGTTCTTTTGCAGCAGCCTGACGAGGCCATAGCGAAAGCGCTTAATGTGGCGCAGGCTGCTATTTAACTACTCACGCGTCATGGCGATACCACATGCGACGACGACCACGATAAGGAAAGTTATATACATAGCGGTGCTCCCATAAACTGACAACCGAATACACATAACACGCCCACGGGCACGAGGATATAGGCCAATGGCAACCCCGAATAAAAATCTCGCGCTGCCCGTTTTCGCCAGCTCGCTCTGGAACGTGCCCGTCAACTCGAACTTTTCCATAACCGACGCGGCCGTATCGGGAGTGCAGCCGATCAATCTGGCGGCCTACGCAGGCGGCCCCATCGTCCTGACAAGCACATTCCCTATCGTGTCCTCGCCGCTCACGAATCTTTCCTACATCCCGGCTATCCTGGCCGTTAGCGGCGCCCTGGTTCAGAATGTCGTGATTACGGTACCCTCAGGTATCACCGGCGTCTGGCTGGTCGCCAATTACACTTCCGGCGCATTCACGGTCACCATCTCATCCGGCGGCGGCGGCACATCGGTTATCTGCCCGCGGAATGTCGTGTTTCCCATCACGTCTGACGGCACGAACATTATCGAGGTTGGCGTCCAGTCCGCCGCTTTCACGGTCGGCGACTACAAAGAAAGTGCATCGCCGGCGCCGCAAACCGGCTGGCAAATCTGCTATGGCCAGGCAATCAGCCGCACGACTTACGCAGCCTTGTTCGCGGCTATCGGCACGACATACGGCACGGGCGACGGCTCGACCACTTTCAATGTCCCTGACTGCAGGGGCCGCATCAAAGCGGGCGCCGATAACATGGGCGGCACCGCAGCTGGTGTGCTGACAGGCTACACCATCGGCACAACTGGCGGCGTACAAAGTTCCGCAATTGGCATCGTGAACCTGCCCGCACATAACCACGGCATAACTGACCCGGGCCATACGCATAGCGTCACCGATCCGGGCCACGCCCACGGTACGGGCCTGGGGGGTGGTTTTCTTATCGGCAGTGCTTCGAGTGGCTCTTTCTCATTTGGGAGCGGGAGCTTGTACTATCCAGTTAACTTAGCCGGGGCGACTGCCTCCGCGTTCACCGGCCTGACCGTTAACAGCGCATATACCGGCATTACAACGCAGAACACGGGTAGCGGAACCCTGTTTTCTCTGGTGCAGCCGACGATTGCGGCCTTTGTCTTCATCTACGCCGGCGTCTGAGGCCGCTTCGTTAGGTAGTAAAGCTGGTGGTGGTCAGCGCAGTACGAGCTGCCGTCGCGCTTCAAGGCGCCACAATAAAGAGTGCTGTCGTACTGCGGCGTGACCGCTCGGCAATGCCAAGGCGCCAAGTCCATAATCGAGACGCGGCCAACCACTGCGGCGCCTGCTAGCGGTTTGGGCGCAAGCGGCCTGGGGTGCGTTTTCTCGGCGCGCGAGCGGCCGTCAGGGCGCTTGACCGCCGCCTCCCTGAACACGACGCCCCGCTTCCGCATGCGGTGCATGCGCCCGCACGTTGCGCTGCGGCTGATCCCGAGAACTTCGCCAATTTTAGTGGTCGTGAATCCTTCAGCCCACATCCGAATAATCGTGTCTTCTTCCCCGGTCATGGCGTGGCGTCCATTGCTTTCTTCACCTCAGCGGCGAAGCGGTTGTTAATCTTCGCCATTTCGAGCATGGCGTGTTTTCGGTCGTGGCAGTGGCAGTCAGCCGCGTGCGGCCAGCCTTCATTGTCGGGGCTGCACATGCACCGGGGGCTGCTGCATGTTCCGATCACACCCAAGTCATGAGCGCGCCGCGCTAGTGCTACGGTGATCCATTCAGCAGCGCCCGGGCTGATCATGGCTTACGCCTCCTCGGTAGCGAACTCAGCCGCGAACGCCAGATAGTTGATTGCGTCCTCATAGTGATCGAGGGCGCCCCGCCCGGCCACCATGCGCGACAATTTAACCGCGTGCATGATCATGACAATGTCGTAGTGCGTCAACTGCTTTCCGGTCGTGATCGAGGCAATCGCCGCCGCACGCTGGTATGTCTCGGAGGGGCTTCCGTATTGCTCGGTACGGTCTCTGAGCGTATGCGCGGCATGCATAAAGATATCAGTGTGGTGGACCATGTTTAGTCCTCAACGCGGCGGAAGCCTTCAGGAATGTATTCGCGCTGGCGGCGAACCCGATACGTGCCCTTCTCGAATAAAATCGGCGCATGCGTGTCAAAAGAACGCAAGTGTTCGAGGATGCTCGGCTTATCCACTACAAGCAGGCACTCCATAATAGTGTCGGGCAATGCGTAAAGCGTTGCCGCCGCTGGTTCCATGACGTGATTGTGCCCGGTCTCGCTGTGCGCGATTTCAATCTTCCCGTTGACCGGTTCGACGCGAGTTACGCTGGGTGGTATGATAAAACCCTCGGGCAGGCGGATAAACATAACATCGCCCTGGGCGCAGGTATTCTTAAACGTATGCATGGTCATGTCCTCACTTCTGGCTTGGTGAAATCGTGGCAGTCATCGTAGCCGAACGTCCAGGCATTTGCCTGCAGCGCGGTCTTCATAGTTGGGGGGACCGGGAGCGCGAATTGCCTCTTTGTCCCGCACTTTACGCGCAGGAAGCGTTCCTTTCCCCCTTCGGGAATGCTGACCTCAACCAGTTCGCCAATTTCTGGGTCGGCATCCTTATCTATGGTCCTGGCATTAAGCTCTTGCAATATTTTTTCCCACCCCACAATCTCACAAGCGGCGCGGCGTTGTTCGATGTTAGCCCACGTCAAGGCCATCTTGGCGGACAGTGACGCCTTATCCTCGACCCATTCGGCAGGGATTTCGACGCCGTGCCAGTGGTAGAGGCTCCACCCGTCGCGCCAGCGATACGACGGCCCGTACTCACAGTGCGGGCGCCTTTCGGCATCCGTTTTGATAAACTCCGGGAAGTCGGACACAAGGCAAAACTCTTCGTGCATGACACGGAAGCCGCCGTAAATCGCAGCTTGTTCCCAGAAGGCATAAGAAACGTGCTCAGGCAGGCGTAGACCGAGGATGTCACGCGCCGCCGTCAGGTAACAGTCATAGGGCGCCCACATGTTGCCGCCCTGATAATTTGCCCCCCAGCGCTGCGCGCACTGCAGCCCAAATTTTCCGGCAACCTCAAAACACGCGCGAGCGGCCGAATGCGCGGCCGAATCCGTGGCCGAATGCGTGGCCAAATACGTGGCCGATCTCGTGGCCAAATCCGTGGCCGATCTCGTGGCCAAATCCGTGGCCGAATGCGTGGCCAAATACGTGGCCGATCTCGTGGCCGAATCCGTGGCCCCGAGAGTGGCCGAATCCGTGGCCCCGAGAGTGGCCGAATACGTGGCCGATCTCGTGGCCAAATCCGTGGCCGAATGCGTGGCCAAATACGTGGCCGATCTCGTGGCCGAATCCGTGGCCGATCTCGTGGCCGAATCCGTGGCCGCGGATTTGGCACTGCTCTTGCGGACGTGCCAAATTGCTGCACTTGCACCGTAAGCGAAGGCCATCACGAGAGGAGACGGGACAACCACGACCCGGGGCTTTTTCAGGCCAGCGGCAGCATAAAGCCCTTCAATAGCAGGAACGATTTTCTCCGGCTCAGTCGGATCGATCCGCATCGCGCGGTCGATCCACATTTGCGCGTGCGCGTCGAGCTTTGTCTTTTCTTCCGGCGTGAGGCCGCCCTCGGCGCGTGTTGGGGTGCGAATAATTTTAGCCATGGTGTTCTTTCCTATGCGGTATGCTCACCAGCGAACTGGCGTATGTTGCGGCGCGTAATCTCAATAAAAGCGTCTAGAACCGTTTTGCGCTCTTCCTCACCGCGGTCCGCAAGGAAATGCGCAAGGACGATCCCCATGCCATTGATGACGCTGTCAACCGTACAGCCGTCTGCGGTATCCGTGATCATCCCGGCTACCCTCATGCTCTCTTTCACGAGATCACTTTCGCCGGGGTCCATTTTAATGCGCATGGGGCAGTCCTCGTTTGTCGGTGCATAAAACTAGGACAGGCGTATTTGCTTGTCAACCGCTAGTCAAGGAGAAAACGAAAAATAAGGCCGTCAATTTCTTCAGGCGTCCTCACAACCACGTAAACGCCGCCTGCGGCTTCCCACACAGCTTGAAAGCCTTTCTGGTTCTCGGATTGGCGGCCAGTGGTCGTCTTCAGCTCGACGGCAATTAGCAGCCCCCGGCACAGCAGAATGAAGTCAGCCACGCCAGACCGGACGCCCATTTTCTTGAGTTTGGCGGCGGTGATCTTGTCGCGCTTCTCGCCGTTTGGGACCGCGAAATGAACCGTCTTCCGGCACACGTCGTGAAAGCGCTTCGCCGCATAAAACTGGAGCGAGTCCTCGCTATATGCCACGTCAGCCCTGCGCGGCCAGAAACTGATCAACAGCCACCTGAATGACATGGGAGACGCTGTTAAACCTGAGTTCCTGACGGTACAGAGACTTGATCGCGTCCCGTGTCTTAGGCGCGATGCGAACGGTCATAACGACCATCGGCCCCGATTCTTCCGCCTCTGTCGGCGCCGGAACGAAGGGCGGCACTTCATCTATTTTTGTCACGGCATTTTCCTATCTTGCGTTTTGCAACCATATGCGCAATCGTATGCGCGTGTCAAATTACGGTGGGGCGTTCTCGTGGACTTGCAAATTGATGAACAGATTTTGAGCGTAGCGCTTAGACCGCACCAAATCGAAGCAGTTGAAGCGCTCGCCTGTGCGACTGACCGCTTTGCTTATGCTGAAATGTCGGTCGCCTCGGGCAAGTCGCTAGTAATGGCCGCGTTGGCCCAGCGTGCGCTCCCGCGCAGCCGGGTGCTGATCATCGCTCACACTGAGGAGCTGGTGAAGCAGAACGCCAAGGCGTGTAAATGGCTGGGGCTATCCCCAAGCATCTGCAGCGCGGGCCTTGGCGAGTCGGCTGTCTTCGGGCGCTTGACTGTTGGCAGCGTCGGCACAATCGCCAACCGGCTCGACTATTTCAAAGACGTGGGCGTCGTCATCATTGACGAAGTCCACCGCGCCCGGATGGAGGCGCACAAGGACGGTTCGGCCAGCCAGTACCTCCAGATCAAGAATACGCTATCCAAGGGGTGGTTTCGGGGTTTGACCGGCACAGGCTGGCGCGAGGACGGGACCGGCTCCCTTGAGAACACCTTCGGCAAGAAGGTCTACAGCTACGGGTTTCTGGAGGCGCTCGAAGACGGCTATGTCAAGCCGTTGCGCGCGGTCGCGGCAGCGGCGCCGAACATTGAAACCAAGGGCTTGAAGACTAACTCACAAGGCGAGTGGTCCGGCAACGAGCTGACTAACCGCGGCGTGGCGCTTGCTCCGGCGCATGCGGCCGCCTTCGTCGAGGCCATGAAAGAAGAGGGCCGCACGCGGGCGTTGGTCTTTGCCTGCGATATAGCGCACGCCAACGCGTTGGAAGTCGAGTGCAAGAAGCTTAACATAGACGCGCGGGCTGTTCACACTGGCAACACCGGAAGAAACGTCAACATAGAAGCGTTCAGGCGCGGCGAGTTCCCAGTACTCCTCAGCGTAGCCATGTTTTCGACCGGATTCGACGTGCCCGATATTGATTTTATAGCCTTGTGCAGGCCCATGAAATCTAGCGTTCTGTTTGCGCAAAGCCTGGGGCGCGGTGCGCGGCTATCGGAATTTGCTAACGATTGCGTCGTGGTCGACTTCGGCGGCAACATCCTCCGGCACGGCGCGCTCGACATGATCAAGCCGCCAAAGCGGCGCGCGGCGGCCAGTGGCAAGATAGACAGCGCCGGGGAGGACACTGGCGAGAAGCTTGATTCACTTGAACGCACTGTCGGCGGCGATTTGCGCATGGGCGCCGCTGAGGGCTCGTTGCTGTCACGCCACGGCAAGCCCAAGTGGGTGAAGCCGATTGGCTCGCCTTCCTATCTTATTGGCCGCCACCTGTGGATAATTCCGACCGCGTCGGGCCAGGTGCGCTGGTTCTCCCCCTCGTATCCGCTTGACGCCCAGCACCTTTTTTGCGTCTATGACGCCCGCCGCGGCTGGTGCGCCCAAGGGGCGGTCGACAAGCACGGCGTTCTCCACAAGGCATAAAATTATCGAGAAAGCACCTTGACAGGCGATTACGCCCGTCCTAAGAATATGACTGTCTAACCACCGAAAGAGGCTGCAAATGCTTAAGTTCACTGTTTCCGCCGATACGCTTGAAGAACTGTTCGAGGCCGTTGACTCCATGCGCGGCGACTACGACGCGGACCCGCAGGGAAATGCTGGCGGGTGGGCGCATGAACCGAAACAACCAAAAAACACTTCCAACGAACCGGCCCAGCCGAAGACCCGCCAGACCCGCAAGAAGGCCGAGGCGCCCGCCCCGATCCAGCCCGAGCCTGTTGTTTTCGGCGCGGCCCCGGAA